CATCTAAATTCTACACAGAGGAGAGAGCTTCAGTTGTTGAAAATATGGAAGCAATCGTTGACTCAGCGAAAGTTGAAGGTCGTGAGCTTACAGAAGCTGAAACAACAGAGTTTGATTCTCTAAACGAAAAAGCTAACTCTTTAGAGGGGATGGCTAAAAGAGCTGCTTCATTTGAAGCACTACAAGCAAACAAAGCTGCAAAGTCAGAGCCAATTGCTGAAGAAAACACACCTTCAGAAATTCGTAACTATTCATTCCAAGAAGCTTTAGCTCAAGCTGCTTCTGGAAGATTATCTGGCTTAGTAAAAGAAATGGATCAGGAAGCAAGAAATGAATCTCGTTATACTGGACAATCGTTCAAAGGTATCGGAATCCCTGCATCTGTGTTGACACGTGCTGCTGTTGCTACTGCTGCTGGAAACGCAACTGAAGTGATGCCTTGGACTGACCAATTAGAATCAAACTTAGTTCTTGCTTCTGCTGGTGCTAACTTCTACTCAGGAGTTAACAATATGAAGTTCCCAGTTTTCAGCTCAATCAACTCTGGTTTCGTTGCTGAAACGGGCGGGTCTGCTCCTGCGGCAAATGGTACTGCTACTAGCGTAACATTAAGCCCAAAGAAACTTATTTCTATCGTGAATGTTTCTGCTGAAGCTATAACTCAAAACGCTTCTATTGAAGCTGCTTTACAGAGAAATATGGCTCAATCTGTTGCATCTGCTCTAGAAAACGCATTATTAGATACTAGTGATGTTTCAAACGCTCCAGCTTCTATCTTTGCTGATGCTGCTGCTGGCTCAACTGCTGCTGTTTCTGCTGCTTCATTGACTGCTCTTGAAACAACTGTTTTAGGTAACGGTGTTCAATTAGAAGGTGCTAGAATGGCTTATTTGATGGACTTAGATGCATATACTGCTGTTAAAAACGCAGTTCAAGTAACTGGTGTTTCTGCTTTGTATGATAACAGAGATAAAACTGCAAATGGATATTTTACATTCATTTCTAGTAATGTTGCTGCTTCTGGAGTAGCTGGAAAAGAACACGCACTTTTTGGAGATTTCTCTAAAGTTCACATTGCTCAGTTTGGTGGTTTAGATGTGATTTATGACATTTATACTAACGCTGGAACAGGCGAGCCTCGCTATGTTCTTACTTCTTTGATTGATGGTGATGCAGTACAAAATGACACTGCTTTCGCTACTTTGATTGAAGCATAATTGATTTGATAATTGGAGGAGGGTTTTGGCTCTCCTCCATTTTTACCAACAAAAGATATGATTACTAGCTCAGATTTAGGAATTGCAATAACTACGGGTTTTGGAAAGTTGAGACTGTCAACACCTCCATCACTAACCCCTGTATCAGTTGCTGAAGCAAAAGTTCATTTGCGCATTGATAGTTCATTTACAGATGATGACACATATATCGGAACACTTATTGATGTAGCTACTCTAGCTGCTGAAAATTTCACGAATCTAGCTATAATGGAGCAAACTTTTGTTTTAGATATTGATGCTTTTCCAGATTACTTTAATCTGTTGAAAGGAACTCTCAGAACGCTCACTATAAACTCAATCACATATAAAGATGAAAACAATGCTACTCAAACTCTAGCTGCTTCCAATTATGTAGGAGATGGAAGTATAAAACCAGCTAGGGTGTATTACACTCCAGATGCGTCTATCCCAAGCACATTTGAAATTCCAAACGCTGTGAGTGTTACTTTTACTCTTGGATTTACAGCAGCTAGTCAAGTTCCAGCTCCTATAAAACAAGCTATTCTTTTGATGGTTGGAACTTATTACGAAACAAGACAAACCGTAAGTGATAGAACTTTTAAAGAGATACCACAATCTGCTGAGTATTTATTAATGCCTTATAGAATACAAGGATAATGAACATTGGCAAACTAGATAGATTGGTGGTAATAAAACAAGCTACATTCACGCAGGATGCTTTTGGTGAAAACATTGCAAGCAACTCAACACTTGCTTCTGTTTGGGCAAGGTTTGAATTTGAAAAAGGAAAAGTTGGATATGAAGCAGACACATTTATTGGTACTGCTCCAGCAAAAATGACTATTCGTTATCGTTCAGATATACAAATTTCTCCTAAACATTATATAGAATATAATTCAAAAGATTGGTTTATCCGATCTGTTGAGGAGATAGGAAGAAAAGAAGGATTGATTTTAAGAGTAGAAGAAAAAACAACTGATTAAGATGGCGGTAAGAACAGGAAAGCAACTAATGGGGAGTGGAGGTCATAGACCTTTAGTTGGTATGAATATTGATGAAAAAGAACTAAAACAAATAATCAACGATTTAGATAAATTATTGCCGCATAACAGAGGTACAAAAACAATAGTGAAACAAGCTATGCGTAAGGCGATGAAGCCAATGTTAGCAAAGCTAAAAGATTTAGTTCCTGTAAAAACAAAACAGCTTAGAAAATCTTTAGCTATTATAAGCGGAAAAGCAAGAGGAAATATTTTTCCAGCAGTTTATGTAGGACCTAGAGTGAAAAATGCGTATAAGTCAAAAGATAAGAGTGGGTTTTATATGTATTTTTTAGAGTATGGGACTGCTAAAATTCAAGGTATGCGTTTATTTGACAAAGCGAAAAGCGCAACAGAGCAACAAGTTTACAACTCAATCATTCCAAGTTTGAGAAGTATTATTGATAGAAGATTTAAAAAGAAAGGATTGTAATGGATATTGGAAAAGCAATAAGTTCTATATTGAGAAACACTGCTGGAGTTTCTAACTATGTTGGTTCAAGGATATTTCCTCAAAAGATACCATTTGGAGAAACTATGCCAGCAATTACTTATTTTATAATTGACACCACTCCAAACAATACAAAGAACGGGGTTTCGACTTACGACTATGTGAGATGTCAGATTACTTCTTTTGGAACTACTTATGCACAAGCTCAAGATTTATCTGCTGAAGTTCGTGCTGCTTTAGATTACAAAAGTCAAACAGTCGAAGGAGTAGAAATAGACAAATGCTTCTTTGAAGATGCCAACGATGTATTTGACGATAAATTTGGAGATGATGGAATCCACTATGTTGCAATGGATTTCAGATTTAACATAAATAGATAAGATATGAAACGCAAAGTATATAAAGATTTTAAAGTAAGGGATAGAGTTTTTGAAGCTGGTAAAACTTACGAACTTTCAACGAAAGAATATAGATGTTTAAAATACGCTGGTGCTTTAGATGCCCCAAAAAAATTAAAAAAAGAAACAAAAAAGAAGGCTAAAAAGTAATAATCACTTTAA